TCAATCTGGGCGTAAAGTTCTTCGTTCATTTTCTTTTTCTTTTTCTTTTCTTTTTAGTGCCATAGTAGCCCTCTGGCCACAGTGCTTGTCGCGCCCTAGTAGTAACTTCTGATTCTTGTCTTTCATCTCTTGGATGAGTCCCGCCTGGCGGAATATCCTCAGCAATCGAGAGGGCAACCATTTGCCTAATGGCAGCAGCTCTGCTGCTGTGACAAGTAATAATTTCGTAATCGGACTTAACTGTTGCCCACCCAGATTCACACTCGGGGTGCTTTTTACTTATGTAATAAGGCACTATTCGGGCCAGCCTTTCCTGAGCGTGGGCAAGTGGCGCACATTCCTTAGATAAATTATAGCGTGACGTGTCGCATCATTCGAGTGAGGATAGCCTCTTGTATAGACACCCAGATTCTTTAGGGCATCGTCGTCGCACAGTGGTTTAGAGCTGGGTGGTTGGAAGTGAATCTTGCTTCTGGGGTTCTCTAGCGCCTCTAAGGCCCCAATCACATAGGCCGGAGTTATATCTACGCCGTGGATTCCGGGCCTGAGGATAAAGCTCTCACAGACTACAAAATCCCATTTATAGGTTGCCATCTTGTGCCACCGAAGAAAGCCCTTTAACCCATTACCAACCTGACTAGTTGCCAAAAGCTTTGGCTCTTTGCTGGGCACAAACTCAACTAAGCTGATTCCAGTTGTGCCCCCTGGATCAATCCCCAAAATTACTGGCATTATTTTTCCTTTGATTGTCTATAGTGGAAGCAAGCTTTTGCCAAAGGATATCTAAATCCTCTTTCAAATCTATCAGCGTGAAAATTAAGTGCGTCATTGTCTTTGATTACCTCCTCGTAGTTTGCGTCTTTACTAAATAGATTTTTCAACGAATCTCCTGTTAATTTGGGTTTTACTAATTCCTGTAAGTTTAGAAACCAAGCTTTGTGAAGTTCCTAGTAGCACAACTTGGTCGACCATATTCCAATCTATCTTCCCGCTGTTGAACTGAAAGATAAGGTCGCGAATCATCTCTAGCGTTGCTGGGTTAAGCTTGCCACCACTTTTACTGGTCTTGCCAGTAACCTTGCCAATCGCTAAATGGGTAATCTTGTTATGAGCCATCTTCTCTATCTGCCTATTTGAGAAAATCCCAAGCTCCGAGATTTCCTTAGCAAGTTCTAGTATCTCGGCCTTTTCCATTGTGTCTGCATTTTTGTAAAGCTGGATTGATTTTGCAACCGCAATAACTACGTCGTGCTTGTTCAAATGTGTGCCTCCAATACAGTCTTAGAGCCTTCGACATAAACTCGCAAACGCCCCTGCGACCTCAGCGAGTCCAGCATTTCATCGAACTCACGCTTCTTCTTGTTTCCAAAACGCTTGAAGGCTTCGTCGTAGCGAACCTTGCCACCCTTGCTCGTCACAAAACTCTCCAGGCTGTCAATCTCTCGCTGCCAGTCAGACTCGCTAATCGAAGCAGCCATGCGAACTAGATTGGCAAACCAGTTCTCTGAGTAGTGAATTGCAATTAGCATATGGTGTAGTTCAACTTGGTCTGACCTTTCGTTCATGGCAAGTAGCACTGCACACTTCCAGATAGATAGCGAAAGTCTCTGGCGAGATGGCTCAATCGAGTCCTCGTGGTCGTGACCCTCTACGAAGGTTCCCATATCCCACTTGTACTTGTTAAATCTGTCTAGTGCCTCTTGACTTAATCTCATCGGTCTTGGGAATGGCAAGCCCTTCTTCTCCCAGTATGCACGAGTCTCGTAGACCTGGCGAATCATTGACTCCATCTCGTGATCCATAGCAACGGCAGTCTCCTGCTCTGGTGCTTGCTCAACCGCTTCTAGCTCAAAGGTTCTCTCTGGTGCATCTGCAACCACGTAGAGGAATCTAGCTAGGAATCCGGAGCGGAAGTAATCAACCGTCAGAATCTCAGAAACTTTGCTGGTGATACCCATAAGGTACATAATGAAGTTTGTCTCAGCCCTGTCAGTCTGAACAGCAGACATAGCGCTCTTGCCACCAGTGGAACGTATCACAACTGGTACGTGGCCGTCATAAAGCTCAGTGAACTGGTCAGCAGCAGTGGCCATGTAAGTCTTAGTAATAAACTCTTTGAACATACCCTGGACTTCATCGCGGTGGAATAGCGATGTCAGCTTGTCTCGACCAGATAAGTGCTTGACCAAACCCTCGGCAGTTACGTTGGAACCAATGTCAATCTGGTGCCCGGCATACTTCTCGTAGGTTCTGATACAACGAAGCATAAGCTGTCGGCTAGTTGATTTACGGCTAAGTGTTGTCTCACCAAGCAGCATAAACCACAGGTTGAGTCCTAACTTGCCGTACTTTGGTGTGCCGTAACCAGCGTCGGCAAACACGCACGAAAGGATTGTAAAGGCTGAGGCAATCTGATACTCAAGTGCTCCATCAGTTTTCTTGCGAGCCCAGGCAACATATTTGTCGATAAATGTTGGGATAGCTGCAACTTTATTACGCTCTTGTTCTGTCAAGAAATCAATCTTGCGCTCGGTGCCTTCTATTTTTGCTTCTGGCAAACTATCCATCTGCGCTGGGCTATCTGGAATCAAGTAAGCCTGGTGTGCCCTAAGCACATCACGCCATAGGTCGCCATCTGCATCGGGGCGCTTGGGTCTATCTGGCCTGTGGTACTTGTTGCACTTGGCGTTCTTTGCTACAACAAAAACTTCTTCTGGTGTTAGTCCGGCACGGAATAGCTCAAGCTCCAGTCGCCAAAGCATTTTGGAAAGGTCTGCATTTGGCATTGGCTCGTCCATGTACAAAGACATAATGTTTGCATCAGCTGGAATCTTTGCAAGCACTTTGATAATCTCTGGAGTCTGTTCTGGCATTGGCAGCGTTGTTGGCTCTGAGATTGCATCAACTTTTATATCTGCGTAAATCTCTTCAAGCTCTTGAATTGTATAAACCAAACCAGAAGGCTCGGCCACGACCTCTTGGGCTGGCGAATACTTGGTGTTCATGGAGCCAGGAACACGCAAGAGCTTCGTGGGATTCCAACCCGAAAGGTCACAGCCTTGCTCTTTGTGTGCGTACGCTATCTTCTTCGACAACAACGCAACCCTCTGTGGATCGTGGGGCTTATCCAGGAGCCAGTATGTGTGCCACCTATCCTCAGAAGTCTTAACTACAACGCTTGGCGGAAGCCTAAAGTGCTTTGGGTTGCAAGTGTCTGCATCTGCATACGCAACCTGCACAGACTTGGCGTTTTCCCTAATGCGTCGTTCTTCGTGGAAAAGAATTGGAGAGAAGTAAACATCAGTTTGGGATTTGGAGTTGGCATACTCTGACATCTCATCAAGCTCGTCAGGGTAGCTAAAAAATTTCTGGACGGTTGGATTACCCCAAGCGTCTTTCGTAACGATAGTTGCGTAACCACCGGCCTCACCTAGAATCCCCTCTAGGAAGTCCCTCATCTCCAAAATAGTTTCCTTTCTCAAAACTAAATTAAGTGCAGATACTAGCACCTAATCGTGCCCCCCGATGGAATCGAACCATCGTGTAACCGGCTGGAGAAAGGAGAGAGAGAAAGCAGATAAGCACCAGCGGGGGCTTGTTGTGCGGTTATTTGGAGACGCACCCCTCCATTTGGGTTATTCGACCCAGACTGACTCTGTTGCGCCCATGGCTTTGAGATTGTCTGCGGCTGACTTCACCCTGTTGAATCCAGCAACCTCATTGGCAGCTGGGTAGTCACCCTCGGCCTCACGCACTTTCACGCGAACGCTCAGTGGCTTACCAAGGACTTCATTGATTTCAGGGACGGAGAACTTGCCCTTGACCTCGTAGCCGAGAGCTGAGAAAAAGCTCTCGAACTTCCAGAAGTCTCCAGCAACATACATTGGGATGTAGCTGAATACACGACGGTTCTCGTAAGTGCCATCGCTAACTCGGAACTGAACGTTCCAGCGTGGCTTACCTGCGTTGGGGCCAGACTTGACTTCTTCCGCCTTGATTTCAAAAACTGTAGCGGTGTAGTTGCCAACTGGCATTGGTTCGATTGGTCCGTTGTTGTTACCGGACGATGGTGTGTAGTCCTTTGGGACTTCTATTGTGAAGCTCATTTTTTAGCCTCTCCTATCTTGTTGATTGTGTCGATTATTTTCTTCATACTTGGCTCATACATTTTCGATGGCAAGCCAAATCTATTTCCAGATACTAGTCGCTCTGAACCCTGCAAGTGAATGACACGCTTGGTTACTTCGTCACCCTTTTCAGAAGTCATGTAGCCAATAATGTCTGGAATTGCAGGAAGGGTGTTTCGGGTTGAGCCGGAGAGCATTGGAATGGTTTTGACCGCACCAGTCTGCTCATCCTTCTCGTCTTGTGCGTGAGCAATAAAGATCGATAAGAATGGTGCGTGGTGCATTCTTCTTACTGCTTGATTTGCCCACTCCTTCAAATCGCCCCACTTACCAAAGCGGTTGTTGCGATTCTCTGGCTTTTCCTCAAACACCTTCTCGGCTCTATCCATCGCTACGCCAAGCGTATCGATAATGACCGTCTTGTATTTGTGGTCAGTTGTGAGAAGACCCTCTAGCACAGAATCAAGTTGTGCGTGAGTGTCTACCTGGATTACATCTACGTTCTTCCAGTCACGAGCGATTGCTGAGGCTCCGCCTTCAACATCCACAAGTAGAACTGGAGAGAACTGCTCTAACTCGGAAGCGGAAGCCGCCAGCCAAGTCTTTCCATTCTTAGGGTCGCCGTAAATCAAGATTGACTTTGGCACATTCAGTGCCTCTGCCTTCTTGATGAACTTGGCAAACGCTAATTCAGGGAACTTTGTGTCTGTCATTTTTTCTCCTTGTTTATTGTGCTAAATACCAATTGCACACTTGAAGCAGTCTGCATTTCTCTCTAGCGAATCTAACTCTACTCCGTTTTGCAAATTTGTCCACAAGTTTTCTAGGCGTGTCCAAACTGCGACTGCAAGTTCTTCTGAGTATTCAAATGTGTAGTTCCAAACATCGGCCTCGGTTGTGCCGTCTCTGTTGATGAACACAAGACTAATGCCTTCAATCTCTGTGCCGGAGTTGTTTAGGCCCCAGGCATAAAGCTGTGTTTGGGCTATGTACTTTTGTAATGTGTATTGACTTGAAGTGTCCTTGCCATCCGGATTGTCTAGAACTCTTTGCAGCTTTCTCGACTTGTCCCGGGTGGAAGTTTTCCAGTCTATCAGGTGCTTTTGTTTTACCAGTGCCAGGTCTGGCTTACTGGAAATTGTGCCGTAGCCCTCGAGCTCGCCAAGGTGAATCTTCTGCTCCACCCTTGCGCCCTCAAGCTCCGGGAAATCTTTTACGTCTACCTTTGAGATTGTTTCCTCAAGCAGCAAGTGGGTCGCTGTCCCAATCTTGCCCCCAAGCCAGTACTTCATCTTCGCTTCCTGGCTCCCAGTCAGGGCCATCGCCAGATGGTATGTACATGGATCCGAAATCTGACTCGCCCCAATCTTCTTCTGCTTGTCCCTCTCCGTTTCGTGTGTCAGCAAACGAATCGTCAAACTCTGAATCTCGTCCTGTCTCAGCATTTCCGAATCTCTCCTTATGTTTTTTGCGTATTTGTCTTGGTGTCATTCCAGCCCACAAGCCGTAAGTTGGATTCAATTCTATTGTGTAGTCGGCACAAAGGTCAAGAACTGGGCATCTTTGGCAAACCGTTTTGAGAAACTCATAATCAGTCGCAGCTCCATGCGCACTAATCTCGTCTGGCACAAACAAGTTTGGATACTGGGAGCACTCAACTCCGCCGTTTTCTTTTACTGCTCTAAAGAACTTCTCTGCCGTTCTGTGGCTAACCTTTGCCATCTCTCTCCTTTTGTTTCAATCACCAAAGGTGATTTTGTTTCCGCGACATATTTACTCCGCCCCAAATACCATACTCTTCTTCGTTTGCAATTGCAAATTCATAACACAACTTAATGAGAGGGCACTTGTAACAAAGTTGCTCGGCTTCTTCATCGCTGAGTATGTTGCTTTCATTGTCGTCCCAATAATCTGTATAAAAATATGGATTGTCTTTGCAGTTGTATGTCGCTACTTCTTCTTGTGCTTCAGATAATTTAGTCCAAGCTGTGATAGCCGACTTCTTGATTCCAATCGCATTGGCTTCTTGAGCATCGGCCATTTACTATCCCAACTGGTCTATAGGTACTCATCATTTTGGTCTTCGAGCTCTGGGGCATACATCAGCCTTACAAGCACTCCGATACCAGCTATTATGAGCCAAGTTCCCAGAAAAGAGAGCAACAAAACACCAAAAGTTTCCATTATCACCACCCCCTACTTCATCTTTAGCAAAACTATGGCTAGAAGTAGCGTATTTACTACTGTCAGCATAGTTAGGTATTCAATCACGCTGACCTTCTTTGATTAGTCTTTCGACCTCTTTGATTATGAAATAGGC